AGGTATTGAAGCAGAAAAAGAACAAATGAAAGTAATTGCAGGTGCAAGAAAAGAAGCGGCCGACAAAGCTATTCAATTTCAAACAGAAATAATTGACAATGCCATAAACAAATCAAAACAAGAAATCGATTTATTTATAACCAGTCAAGGTTTTCGTAAAAAATCTTTAGAAGACGAAATGATTTTTGAACGACAATTGGTTGAAGAAAAACAAGCATTGTTAAAATATCAATTAAATAAAAAAAGAATTACAGAAACGGAATACAATAATGAAAACTTAAAATTATTAAATGAATATGGTTTGAAGTTTGCACAAATGGTTTCTGAAAATGCCAAAATCGAACTAGACGAATTTTTATTAAACAACAAATCAAAAATAGATGCAAACCAATTTATAACAGATGAATTGGTTAATCAAGAACTTGACAGGATAAATAGAATTTCAGAAGCCAGAGCAGAAGAAGCAACTACCAGATTAGTGCAAGGAATTATAAACCAGCAGGAATATAATCAAGCAATAAAAGAAATTGATGATCAATATGAAACTGAAAAGAAAACACTTTTAGAAGATAAGAAAACTGCAGATATTGAACAAAAGTCAATAGACTTAGAAAATCAAAAAACTATTAATCAGTTAGAATTTGAAAGTCAATTCATACAAAAACAGCAAGAATTAGAAATAAGAGAAACTCAAGAAGTAGAAGCTGCCAAAAAAAGTGGTGCAAGTGTAGATTTAATTCACAAGAAGTTTGCAAGTTTAAAAAAACAACTCGATAAAGATGTTGCGGAATTTAAATTAAACCAAGAAATTGGAATAGTGCAAGGGCTAAAAGGATTAGTGAATGAAGAAAGTGTACTTGGAAAATCGTTAGCAGTTGCAGAAATTGGGTTAAATACAATCAAAAATGCTACTCAAGCGTTTCAACAGGCGGCTGTTTTGGCATCAAATCCATTAACGGCACCATTGGCTGTAAATGCTAATATTCAAGGTGGAATAATTATCGCTACAGGTGTAGCACAAACTGCCAAAATTGCTGGCATAAAACTAAAAGACGGTGCAATTGACATTGACGGACCAGGAACTGAAACATCGGATTCTATCCCGGCAATGATTTCAAAAGGAGAATCTGTAATCAACGCAAAATCAACGGCAGCATATAAACCCCTTTTGCAAGCAATAAATGACGGTGTAGGTTTGACGGATTTAAACTTATCACGAAATTATTCGCCATCAAATATTTATAACAATATCAATAACAATCAAAATTCACAAAATATCAATATTGATTATGATTTATTGGCTACCAAACTATCACAAGCAAATTTGAGTTTGCCTGCACCTATCGTTTACACCGCCATTGAAGACATCAACACAGGTCAAAAAAACTACAGCCAAATTAAAAATGGCGCTAATTTTTAACATTGAAAAAAATAGATAATATTTTAAACGGATGGTCAAGTTATCTTATAGGCTCTGATAAAACCACATTAAAAGAAGCCAAAAGAAGAGCAGCTATATGTGCCAAATGCCCAATAGCAACTTTCGGCATTCATACTGCAATACTGCCCGATTTTTCAATAAACGAAATTCAAGGGATGTATTGCAGCAAAGAAAAAGGAGGCTGCGGATGTCCGCTGTCTCCAGCCGTAAGAAGTAAAAATCATGAATGCCCAAAACAAAAATGGGAAATTAAAGACAACGACATTGATATCTGATAGTTGTTGTTTGATATCCCACTTGTTGTGCACTACCCGGAATTATTTTGTTGCAATCAGAAGCCAAATTGCTATAAAACACTTTCGCACCATTATCAACCCAGCCAGAATCGTAACCAGTGTTTTGAATTTGGGTTCGCACCTGAGTGAATTTCCAGCAATTAATAACAACAGGTGCAGGTGCCGGAGCAACAACCTCATCAGGTTTTGAACAACTCATAACTGCCAATGCAAATAAAAAGGTAATTTTTTTCATAGTTTCAAATTTTTAAATAATATTAAATGTTATATACAGAAATAAAAAATAAAGTTTCGGATATCAAAACCCTCACAAAATTAGGATTAATCAACCCAGTATGGTTGCGAAATATTGAAATTTTCGAACAATACCATTTATTAAGAGACAAGAATGTTTGTATAACTTGCGCTTATCAATTTGTGGCAGACGATTATAAAATTAGTTACGATTCTGTCAAAAAAATAATAGAAAAACTATCATCTTAATCCGCAAAATATTTTCTTAATTTTTCACTAGCAATACGATCATCTTCTGTAACCACTTTTTCAATTAGCATTCCGTCGCCATGTTTGCTATGCCATTTTTGATATTCAGCATAATCCGCATCGTTTTTCATTCGAGCCTTTTGTTCAATGATATACGGATTGTCTAATTCATTTTTGAAACTCGGTTTTTTACTAAAAACTTTATTAAAAATGACCGTAACCAGCCTTATCCACATCCAGCAGGCAAAGACTAAAATTAGTAAACCGATAAGTATCAAAATAATCATAACGCAAATATAGGTAAAAATGATTACCAATGCAAACTTAACCGTTATTTTACATTTGTTGTAATATAATATATTACAAAATGTCAAAATCTTTTTTCAATTCTTTGCCAAACTTCAATTCTACAACAGTCAATGTTGATAGAGAAAATGGCATTTTAAAAAACACTTGCATTGCACAATTTGGCGAAAACAAAAACGATTCTTTTTTTGACGATTCTTTTTTATTGGATTTGGTAAAGCAAGGAAATGAAACCGACAAAGGCATAAAATCAAGATTCGGACATCCAAACATGTGTTCAACTTCTTTCGGAAGTTATATCGGGCGTTACAAAAATTTCACTATTCAAAATAAAAATGTTTATGCAGATTTACATTTAGACGAAATCACAAAAAAAACGCAAGTGGAAGGCAAAGGAATTTCAATGTTTGAATACATTGTTTCTATGGCAGAGACCAATCCTGATATGTTTGGTAATTCAATCGTCATTTATTCAGAATTATACGAAGAGAAAATTGACGAAAAAAATAAAGTTTTACACAAACTTTCAAAATTCAAAGCCTGTGATTTAGTAGATGATCCTGCAGCAACCGATGCTTTATTTTCTGATAACAAAGATTTAGGAATATTGGTGACACAGTTTCTAGACACCAATCCACAAATTTTTTCCAGCATAGAAAAGCAACCAGCAATATTAACAGACTTTTTTGAAAGGTATGTTAATTATCAAAATCGTAAATCTAAAATAAATTTTAATATGAACATTTTCGAAAAAATGAAAGCAAAGTTAGCCGGTAAAAAAGACGACGCTTTTGATGTAAACCTAACCCTTGCGGACGGTACAATCATTACTGTTGTTACCGATGCGAACAAACCGCAAGTAGGCGATGCCGTAACCGATGAAACGGGTGCACCACTTGCAGACGGTTCACATGTTTTGCCAGACGGCGGAACAATTGTAGTAGCTGCAGGAGTTATCACAGAAATTACGGCAGCTGCAGAAGCCGATGACAACACAGAACCAACTATTCAGGAGGTTATGCAATCAGTTGGCACCATGCAAAAATCTTTAGACGCAGTGTTAAAACAATTTAACGCAAATCAAAAAACCACAGAAAAAACATTTGAATTGTTCGCAGACAAATTAAATGTTTTAGGAAAAAACATCAAATCAGAGTATCAAGCACCTCCAGGAGAAGAAGGAAATTTAAAAAATTTCAAAACTGGCTACGATGCGGATGCAGTAGCACAAGCACGAGAAAAATTAACAAATAAAAATAAATAAAAATGGGACAGTTTGTAACTGATTTAAAAGCATTAGCCAGCGATGATAAATTCATTCAGGATACTAAAGAAATTGTTATTAATGATTTCTTTAAACAATCCGTAAATGATTTATTTACTATAGTACCAGGTATAAAAGGTGGGCAACAAGTAGCAGCCTTAAAAGGTATTGAATATGTAACCAAAGCATCAGCAGGATGTGGCGGTGTAGGTATTTCTCCATTATTTCCAGCATTTTCTCAAAAATGGGCACCAAAAATGGCAGAAGTTAAAATTCAAATTTGCTATGCAGATTTCGAAAATTCATTTTTGCAATGGGGCCTTCAAAATGGATATGCAAGAAAAGATTTAACCCAAACTGAAATGGCTATTTTCATTCAAGACAGAATCATGTCTGGAATGAAAGAAGATTTTTTGAGAATGGTTTTATTGAGTGATTCAAACATCGACAGTCAAGATATTTTGTCAGACGAAGCAACAAAACTTCCGTTTTACAATATCATTGACAAAGGATTGATTCCTACTTTGCAATATTTGAAAACATTGCCAGAGTTTGCCGACAATTTTATTCCGCTTGACAAAAATACAGGTGTTATTGCAACTCAAATGAATCTAGGTGCAGAATATGCATTGGATTTATACGAATCTTTAATTTTAGAAACGTATGATTTTGAAGGAGACACTTTGTTATCATCAAATAGATTAGCTAAAAATTACGATGCTTATTTGAGAAGAGGCAATGGTTTTGGTGTTCAATCAAATTTAGATGCTACCAAAAATGGAGTGGAAGCTGCAAAGGTAAGCGGTCAATTAGTAACGCCAATTGTTCGTTACGATTACTGGAAAAAACAAGATTTTACCACAAATGGATCTATTCATTTGCCTCACTTTGCACTATTCACAAAAAAAGAATTTTTGCAAGTAGGTGTAGATGATGCATCGGCATTAGAAAACTTAACGATAGAATATATCGGTGGGGCAGACGAAAGTTTATGGATTAAAGGAAACTATATGTTTGACTTTAAAATGACAAATCCTTTTGCTTTAAAAGCAGCAATTTAAAAAAATGTTTAATCTCAATCAGGGTGTAAAAACCCTGATTTAATATATAAAAAATTATGAGTTGCGATTCAAAAATGACAGCTGGATTTTTAAAAAAATGCGGACACAGACCAAAGCAAGGAATTACTAGAAAATGGTATGGCAATATTTCTGATATTGACAGAACAGCTACTACAATTGTTGCAGATGGCACATTAGTTCAATCACTAATTTTAAAAACGGGTACTACTGTTTTTAAAATTGAAGGAGACAGTAAAAGTTTAAAAAATAAACATGCCCTAGCGGTATTAGACCATGATAATGGATATGTTCATACAGATATGTTCATAATTCCATATCATGGACCAAATGAAAAACAAAGAGTACAAAAATTGGCTCAAGGTGCTAGAGTTTTTTCAATTGTTGAAAGATTAGACAGTGGAATCAACGGAGAAAATACTTATGAAATTTTCGGATTAGAAAGTGGGATGACAATTGTTGAAGACAACTATGATAGTGCCGCAAATGGTGGTGTGGTATCAATAACCGTTGCCACCAACAAAGGAGAAGAGGAATCTACAGGCAAAAAAGCATTTTTGGTTGGTTCTGCCGATGATACTTTGGCATGGATTGATGCAAACACTTTTGCACAAACTGTATAATATGCTCACTGATCAAGAAAATATAATTTTAGAACAAATCAGGAATTCCAGTTATGAAACTTTGCTAAAAGGCAAAGACAAAAATGGAGTTCCTTTTTTAAAAAATGTTTTTGATTTACATTACAAATTATTCAAAGAAACCTGTACTAATTGTCCTAATAAAATTGCAGGATATATTCAAAAATTAAAAACTTATAAATTCATAGAAAAAATGGAAAATACATCAAATTTCAAACTTAAAAAAGGAGTACTTATTGTCGTTCCGGGAACTTCGAACGCATTCACTGAAAGCAATCTTACCGACGAAGTGGCTGTGTGGTATTTAGCCAAAAATATTAATCGAAAAGCAAACTTTGACGATTTGCCAGATGATTTCGAAGACTTGGTAAATAAATTTTTAGAGAATCAATCTAACGAAGTCGAAAAAGCCGAAAAAGAAGCAGAAGAAAAAACAAAAGCCGAAGCAGAAAAGCCAGAAAATCCGAAAATCATTTCAATTGGAGAGACAGGAAAACAACCCGAAGCAGAAGAAAAAACAAAAGCCGAAGCAGAAAAAAAAGCAGTCGATAAATCGAAATAAATATAAGTAATGAAAGCAAGAATTGTTGAGACTTACAAAGACGAAGTTCGTGAGATTTATAATAAAAGACTTGGGGTTATTTTCAATGGAGAAGATAACCTCAAGCCTCTTATTATAGAAAACCTCATCGATAGTTCGCCAACAGCGTTTCAATGTGCTTGGATTTATGAAAGCTTTTTGGCAGGGGGAGGGTTTGAACAAGATATGTCAGCAATCAATTTGTCAGAAGACGAGTTTAAAAAAGTCAATCCCAATGATTTATTGTTTAATACATGTGAAGTGATTTCTAGACATCAAGGTGTTTTTATTCATGTTAATTTTAATGCGAACTATGAAAAAGATAGTTTCAAAATTATACCATACTCACTTTGCAGATTAGGTAAAAAAGATAGCGAAGAATATTCTGGCAAGATTTTAGTTTCTCATCTTGGCTGGGGCAAATATCTAAAAAAAGAAAATATTGATGTTTTAGATACCTATAATCCAAGACCAGACGTTATACAGGCTCAGGTAGATTCTGCAGGTGGATGGCAAAATTATAAAGGTCAAATTTTATACTTCAAACTATCAGAAAAATATACCTATTCAAAATCATTAATCGAAACGGCTTATATGTTTGCCGATGTAGAAAACCAGTTAGGCTTATATTACAATTCTACTGTAAAAAGAAGTTTTGAAAACACAACAATTATTCGACATAGAAAATTTCCAGAGATAAATTCAGAAAATCAGTTTTATGAAAATATAAAATCAATTTCAGGGATTGAAAACGCTTCATCTAAATTAATGATAGAAGACGACTGGGATGACGAAAGAGAAAAAACGGGCAACTTTAAATTTGATACTATAAAAAATGATGTTAGACCTGAAAAGTTTGCACATTTTGAAAACTCATCAGCAAATTATATCCGTAAATCATTCAAAGATATTCCTGCATTGTTAGTCGATAGTATTGCTGGTAAACTTGGTAACTCAAATGGTGACGATATGAAAATGGCACAAGCGATTTACAACAGTAAAATCTCGAAAGACCAGGAGAAAATAGAAATATTGTTTTCTGAATTATTTAGGAATTATAAATCTGAAATAAACCCAGCCAATAACTGGACAATTAAACAGTATAAATTGCTTGACAATGGCACCGTGGACTATTCAAAACAACCTATACCAACTGTATAATGATACTATTAATTGACAAAGAAAAGGTGGCAAGTAAATTGCAAGTCGCTAAGGGATATGATGACATAGAATTTAATACTTTTATCAATGAAGCTCAAGAATTTGATTTTAAGCCGATGGTAGAAGAAGACTTTTATTATGATTTATTGTCAAAGCGAGCCGATCTATTATATCAGAAACTAATCACAGGCGGTGATTATGTATTCAACGATAGAGATTATCATTTTCAGGGTATCGAAGCGGTTTTGTCTTATTTTGCTTATGGCAGATTTGTAATGAATAGTAGTGCGGTTTCAACATCACACGGCATGGTCATTAAAACCACACCAAATTCCACGCCGTTATCCATAGACGAAAGAAGAAATTTTTGGTATAAAAAGAAAGAAGAAGCAAGTTTGCTAATGCAAGATGTGGTGAAGTATATTGAAAGAAACATAACCAATTATCCTAGTTGGAATAGCAGTTTGGCATGCCAAAAAACAAATAATTTTAAAGGAATAACCAGAGTTATAAAATGAATTTAATTAAAAAAATCCTTTGCAATACAATACTTATTGCAGATACAAAACCGACATTTTTTGAAAAATTAAACTATTTTTTAAATATCATTTTCACTTGTGGCCCGGTTGCCTATTTGCTACAAGGTTTTAATAGTTGGTTTTCAACAAATCAGCAATTTTCAACATTTGTAATTATTTGTTTGGCATCCAATATGGGAGTTGGCGCCTGGTACCATCATAAAATGAATACATTTTCATGGGAACATTTTTTTAAACGAAACCTATTGATGTGGGCGGTTTTGATTATCGTTTACGCCATGTTAGAAATGCTACGATTAACCGCTGGAGAAAATATAGTTGCAGATGGATTTAAGGTTTTAATCCAAATTACAACACTGCTATATCCAATTTCAAAAGTTTTGAAAAACATTTACATTTTGTCAAACAAGCAATTTCCACCAGAGTTTATCATGGAGAAAATTTACAATTTTGAGAAAAACGGAGATTTAAAAGATTTGTTTAACACAGACAAAAAAGAATAATAATGGAATTAAATTTAAAAAGAATTGAAAAAACTGAAAAATCCACTATTGGTGAATTGTCAGTAAATGGAATATACGAATGTTTTATATTGGAAGATGTGGAACGAGAAGTCAAAATCTTTGGCGAAACTGCTATTCCAAAAGGACGGTACGAAGTTGTAATAAGTTGGTCAAACAGATTCAAAAAATTTATGCCGTTGCTCTTAAATGTTCCAAATTTTGAAGGAATTAGAATACATGCTGGCAATACTGCAAAAGACACATTAGGTTGTTTGCTTACTGGCAAATCTAAAAGCAAAGATATGATTAGTAATAGCAGAATTGCATATGAAAAATTGTTTAGCAAATTAGAAATCGCATCAAAAAAAGAAAAAATATTTATAACTATAATTTAAAAAAAATGAAACATTTTGAAACAATAGGTTTTGTACCTAACGCAGTAATCGGGGCTGTCGATTTAAACCAAATGCCACTTGCAGAAAATCTAACAAGTTTGAATGCATCAAGTGTAAATTTCATGACTGCGTTTGCGTTATCAAATTTATATATCGGAAATTGCCAAGAATTGTCAAGTTTGATATTAAACAATTCTACTGGATTGGTCATTGCGGCCGATACGCCAACGGTTCCAGCCGTACCGAAAGATTGGGCAGGATTGACAAAAATATCAACTTTAAATTTTGGCAGTTGCGGATTTACAGAAGCATCGGTAAACAATTTATTGATAGGATTAAGCAATCGTGCAAATGAAGGTTTAGGAAGTTCAGTTTTGACTGCAAAAATCATTACATTAAATGGAATAAATGCAAAACCATTATTGACAAATGCTTTGGTAGCATCTGCAAAGGCGAATTTAATTGCCAAAGGTTGGACGATAACACACAATTAAAAGATGATATATAAAAAGATATATAAATTATCAAATATAAGATATCGGTTACAGCACAAACGAAACCCTATTGTAAAAAGTAGGGTTTATGGTCAAAATAACAAAAATCAATATAAATTAATTGAAGATGTTTATGTTGAATTATCTAACCGTGAGGCAATATGTATACCTTCGGGTTATATATGGGATTTAGCAAGCGTACCAAGGATTTTTCAATTTATTATAACAACTGACAACGATGCTGAAATTGCTTTTTTAATTCATGATTTTTTATATGAAAATAAAATAGGATCTCGAAAATTTGCAGATAATGAAATGAAAATTTGGCAAAAAGAAACCAACGGAACTGAAAATTATAGTTTACGAAATGCAGATAATCTAATAAGATATTACGTAGTTCGTGCATTTGGGTGGATAGTTTATTACAAAAAATAAAAAAAATAAAAATGAAAAATATCTTATTAATACTTACAATTATTTTATTATCTGGCTGTGGCATTCGAAAAGTCGATAAATCAAACACAAAAATTGAAAAAGAAGTTACAATTGATCAGTCAAAAGAAACCATCGAAGTTTCAAAAACCATAGAAAATAAAGAAAC